GTGCAACGTTTTTTAGTTTCTTCATTATTATTAACTATTTCTAAATGAGGATCATCAAATGGATCTTTACCAGTGTGATATGTTCCTTTATAAAATGCTGGATAACTTCCTCCCATAAATGGATCAGTTATTCCTGCATTATGTAATATAGTTGTTCTTTCAAGTTTCTCAATAGGATCAGAACTCCAAGCAAATTCCATATCTGGAGTGTTTATTGTTTGTCCTCCTCTTTTCCATATATTCCATAGCACCCCCCACATATCAGCACACCAACTTTGAAATCCTTTATTCTCATCTTGAAAGAACTCTTGATTGATATTTCTTAAGTGTGTACGAATAACTAAACAACTTGTCATTACATCACTCCAGAATTGTTCATCTATGTTCTTTAATAGATATTGAGCTCCTCCTGAATGTAAGTTGTTAGCTTCTGCTATTTCTCTTGATATACCATTTAAAGATGTAATCTCTTGTAGTATGTCTCTTTCTTTATAAGCTTCTAGCTTTTCAGGAAGGACATCTTTTATTTTACTATCAAAATATGAAGCATTGATATAACTGTTTGTATCTGATAGATAACTTATGTCATCATCTATATACTTATCAATATTGAACTCTTCTGTAAAAACTATATCACTATCGCAGTAGAATACAGCTTTATCCTTCATTTCAGGATGGTCTCTAAAATATCTCATTAGAACATAAGGCCTAATGATTGGTATATAGATGTTTAGAAGTTTACTCACTTTATCTACATCTTTATAGAAAACAAATTCTGTTTCTGGATATAGATCAATTATCTTTTCCCATCTAGTATTCTTTTCTCTAAAGTCAGGGATGTATATTAATACAGTGGCTTTATCTGAGTGTCCAAGTTTTTTTAAACTTTCAAGCCATAGATGTACCTGCCATGTGTAATAGGTGTCATCAGGCTGAGAGCAAAGAAATCTAAGTTCTTTCTTCATATATGTAGTTGGTTGGTTTTTTATTTGTATTAAGGAGCTACTGTAGTAGTTGTAGTGGTAGTAGTAAGATTAGCTGTCACTTTAATAAGATATTCTAATTGCTTACTGATTTGCCACAACAAATTACTTTCTTGACTCCAACCTATTTGCCTGTTTGGAATTTTCATTTTATTTATATTTTATATTTATTATCCTACTTGGTTTACTGTTACAATTAATCCAGGAATAGCAGGAATATTTCCTGTAGCTAGAGCTGATGTCATCACTATTGCATTATCTGCATTACTATTTATTTCCCATTTAAGTTGTACATATTCATTAGCAGTGGTTGTTTTAAAAAAGAAGTTCCATGCTGGTACAACATACACAGAGTTGGAAGGAAAACCTATTTGTGAACCACTAATAGGTACAGTTGTACCATTTTGTGCTAACCAAATATGTATATGTGTAGCAGTGTTACCACTATTTTTTACCATCTGTGCACTAAATGCTATGTTATATACACCAGGATTAGCTATTGTTATTTGAGAACCAGAAACTATAGATACTCCATTGTTCCATGGATCTGAATTATTAAGACCCATTGTAAGAACACTTCCTGCAACTCCTGTTTGATTTGTAGTGTCATAGAAAGATCCTAAATAACCACTAGCAGCTCCATTCACTCCACTTGTTCCTGAGCTTCCTGATGTACCACTAGTTCCTGAACTACCAGAACTTCCACTAGTTCCATTAACTCCTGAAGTACCACTAGTTCCTGAAGAACCATCTCCACCAGCTGCTCCATCTAAGTTAACAGTCCATAGAGAATATGTTCCACTTCCTGTAACTGTAACAGGAGGACCAATTACCATTACACCAGTGTTAATGTCATAACTTACAACAGTGCAAGTTTGATGATTACCAACATTATATGTTATAATAATATCTTGAGCTGGTGTATAAGCCAATCCAGGTTCTACAACAATTGTTGTACTTACACCTAATGTAAATTCAGTAGTGGATGTAGTTCTAAATCTATCTCCATCATATCCAGATGTACCAGAAGTTCCACTAGTACCCATAATATTACATGTAACACATGTAAGCTCCTCTAATTGAGAAGCTACTTGCCACAGCAGATTGGATTCTTGACTCCAGCCTATTTGTTTATTAGGTATACTCATTATACAAAAATATGATGTTTATTGTAACAATTAATGCTTTACAATAATTTAGTATAACTAAACTAGTTATAAAATAATAATCAAATTAGTTATCTTCCTTGACCTCTATATTTAGAGCTAGGAGATGAATGTTTATTGGTAGTTTTAGAATGTTTTCCTATACGTCTTTTACCAAAAGTCACTTTACCTTTATCCTTTATTATATTTGCTTTCTTTGCCATTGGTTGGTTTATTTATAAGGAATATATTTTGTATCACCATTCTTTTTAATGGCTTTTAAGATTTGCTTACGCTGTTTACCATTAGCCTTATAACTAACATGTACCCATGAAGGATTAGTATCATCACCAAACTCCCAAATAAGCTGATCAAAATTTAAATTATCTTTTATGTATTTAAAGATTTCACTATTCTTAATTGCTGTTCCATCCATGTCAATATCAAAAGCTTCACCTAAACAATGTTGACTAGTTAATGATGTACCAGGAACAAGTCTATTTAACTTCTCACTTCTATATCCTGAACTTATATGTATTGGAACTTTAAAATGTTCTCTAATTGGTTGAAAGATATTAGTTGCTAGTATTTTTAAGCTTTCTAAATGTTTTTCTGTTGGCATATTATCTATACCACTTCTTTTAGCAGATTCACTTCTAGTCACTTCTGACAAATCTAAATTCTCTGATAGTTTCATTTCTTAAATATCTTTTCAGCTGAGGTTAATCCTAAACATCCAAAAGCCAATAAGGCTACTGATTCTACTAATATTGTTGATGGTGCAGTGTGTTCTTCACTAAACGAATTATGGTACATAGTAACGCATAAAGCTATTACACATAACAATCCACATAAACGCTTCATGCTTAGACTTCCACTTTCATCACAAAAAAACTGTTTCATATTATTTAATTTTAAAGTCCTTATTAATACCTATAGAGTATGATGCAAATGTATCTCCAAAAGCACTCTGAGCACCATAACTTAAAACAAATGAATATTCTTTTTTTAATGGTATTGTATAATTGAAATCATATTCCATCGTAATATCTTTATGATAGTAAAAATATCCAATAGCTGCACTTACACTAAACCTTTCATAAATAGGAAAGGTGGCCATAGCTTCTTGATAAAAATCCTTTCTGTCAAATGTCCACCAACCACTATTAATTCCCACTGCTGTATTCCCAAAATACTTTCCCACTTCAATAGTTCCACCTAATAAGTTTTTAGTGTCCTGAAGCTTAGTATCAAACGCTACATTAGGAGCAGCCATTATATAATACTGAGCCTTTGATTCTAAAGCAATAAAAAATAATAAAATAAATATTAATCTCATTTCTGTTTAACTGCCACTTTTCTTACTGCCACCTTTTTAACTGCCACTTTTCTTAGTGGTTTCTTTGGTAAAGCAGGTTTCTTAAACATATCATAAACAATAGAACCTAACAGAGTAATAGCAAGTGCAATTGCTCCTATTATAAAACTAGAAAACTTATCAAGAAGAGAAATCATTTCTTTGGTTTCTCTTGCTCCAATTTTAGTTTGTATATCTATTAATTCATTTACATATTTTAATACAGGATAGATTTTTGCATCCATTTCTTTAGCTTCATCATCTGTAATAATTTCATCTAAAGTAATTTTTACAAAGAATTCATCTGCTATCTCAATATACATTTCAGCTTTTTGGCTTATTTCTTTTTCTTCTGGAGTTTGATATGTATTTAAATAAGCAGCCCACATTGTATCTGTTATTTCTTTTTCTTTTTGAATAGAAATTAAATCAATCTTACCACCCTTTATTACTTTAATTTGATCTTGTATAGTTGATCCATAATAATCAAACTTCCTACTTAGGTAAGGTTGTGGAACTAATCTATCTTCATAAATACTTGTAGCACTTTGCTTTATAGTATGTTCTACATATTTACCAAATCCTGCAATAGCTAAAATTATAGCAGTTAATATAATGAGTAATATATTTTTCATTTCCTTCTTCTTGTTGGTTTAGGTTGCTCTTTTTTTATAAAAGACATTGGGTCAGCAGCAAACTGTCCACTTAGTTTTAGCACTCCATTTATTATCTCAGGACTATTTAACCCAACCAGTCCATAGGTAATAGCTTTATACATTGAACTAATCTCAAATTGCTCCATCACAAACCATGCAATCAAAGATGCTATCATTGCACTTATCATCTTTTTTGTTACATCTATTCCTGATTTATTCTCACTTGTTGTAACAAGTCGAGCAACCATTCCAGCTGCACCAATGAGTAAAACTACCCACCCCCCCTCTAAAAAATTTTTTATAAAATTTTCCAATGTTATCTTGCTTAAACTTTATAATTTCAATGAATACCCTACTGAATATCCTGACATTCCATATCCAATATTAAATAAGCCTTTCTTACGTGTCTTTAAACTTATAATGAAGTTATGATTCACTTGTGTGTAATCTGTGCTTATATCGCTTCTCAATCCTAAGTATAAAGCAGATTTAGATTTATTAGTAATGTTATTTGTAATTGTTATTGTTTTTTCTTGGACTTGGGCTTTAAATGATCTCCCAATGATTCTATTTTGACTGATGGTATCTTTGATAACAAAGAGGTTACTGTCTTGCTTGATGCTGTCTGTATACTCTTTAATTTGGTTATAATCTTTAACAATATAGGCTGTATCATGTTTTTCTTTATAAATATTAGTGAAAATGGTATCTAAAACTTTAAAAGGTATGTTGTCTCCTTTAGTATATTTAGTTAAAGTTTTAGTAGTGACTATTGTATCTATTTTAGTTTTAGTGACAGTTGTTGTTTTTGGAATTCTAAATTCAAACAAAAACAAAGACAATAAAATTAAAATAAATATTATTCCATTCTTAATCATTTTATTTTATTAGTTGCTTTAATGTAATACCTAATGGCAAAAAATCCACTTATTATAGCTACCAGAGAAGCTATTAAAGTTACCATTGGTTGTATATCAGCAATACTTAGCATTGCACCTGATACACTTACGAGAGTCGCAAAATCAGCGTTAGTATTTGTCATCTTTTAATTTGGGGAATTTAATTTTATGTGTAGAAAGGCAATCTACACTATGAGTAACAAAGCTAAGTATTAGTTTTGAGAATTGCAAATGTTTTTTTACATTTGATGAATAAAACCAATGATTATGCCTTACAGTTTTACATATTTCAAACCAGAAGTTAAAGAATGGTTTATTTCTAATGTGCCCATCTCATACAGAGTGTTAGATGTAGGCCCTGGAATAGGTACATACTCAGATATTTTACGTTCATCAGGATATAAATTAGATGCTATTGAAATCTTTGAGCCTTATATTGAGAAATACAATCTTAAAGAAAAATATGACAATGTTTATATTGGTGATATTACATTATTCAATATTGATGATTATGATTTTATTATACTTGGAGATGTATTAGAACATCTAAAGGTGGATGATGCTGTAAACTTGATCAATTCAATTATTAATAGTGGTAAGGAATGTTTAGTAGCTGTACCATATAAAATGGAACAAGGAGAACATGAGGGTAATATATACGAAACTCATCATCAACCAGATCTAACAATAGATGTGATGAAAGAGAGATATAGTAAATTAGAATGTATATATAACAATGAATATTATGGATATTATACGTATATAAATATAAAATTTGAAAAAGCATATGTATTATATGCAAATGCATCTTATTTTGACACAGTGCTATCTTGTGTAAAATCTATAAAGACATTTAGTGATGTTCCTGTTATAGTATATATGCTTAATTCTAAGCTAAAGATTGATGGAGCTCTTACAATAAATTGGGAATGTGACGTAGATATCATTCATAAACAGAAATATATAGATAGAACGAATGATAAAGTGTACAAGCTGTTAATACAACGTCCACTTATTGTTAAAGATGCTCTAATGAACTATGCCAAATCTGTTGCTTATATAGATGCAGATAGTGTAGCTACAAAATATGTAGACAATATATTTACAATGTTTGATAATAAATCTGTTCATCCATATTTTGTAGAAGGTATGTATGAATATTTATTAATTAATGGTAGAGGAGGTGCAGCTAGTAGAAAAGATCTATCTACAACACTAGAACATCCAGCATGTGAGTTATTTAATGTTAACCAATATGTAAGACAGAAATATAGACAAACTGGTTATTTTGTATCTGGACAGAATTGTATAGAGTTTTTAGATGAGTGGTATAACATGTGCATTCATCCAGAAGTGTTAGCCCACCATACGCATTATGCTCCCTATCATGAAGAAACTATTGTTAATGTTTTATTGTGGAAGAAGAACATACATACAGGTCTTCCTTACATATATATGAATGGATCATATGATACTATCAATGAAGTGTATGACACTATTGGGTTTAATGGTAAAGATAATACTGTTAGAGAATGGGTGAAGATTCCTAAGACTAAATCAAATTTATTATTCTTTCATGGAGAAAAAGATTCTGTAATAATGAATAAAATGATAGCTAAACTAAATAGTAAATTAAAAATATTGTTTTTAGCACCCCATTTATCTACAGGAGGAATGCCAGCATTCTTATTAAAAAGAATAGAGGCTTTGAAAAGCAATAATGATGTAGAAATATTTGTTGTAGAGTATCAATGCTATAGTATTGATTATGTTGTACAAAGAAATCAAATAATGAACATTGTTAATCCAAACTTTCGTACACTATGGGAGAATAAAATGGAACTGTTTGATGTTATAAATGATTGGAAACCTGATGTTATTCATATAGATGAAATGTCTGAGAGATTAGATAGGGAAATGATCGTATCATTATACAATCATAACAGATCATATCGTATCATTGAAACTTGTCATGATGTATCATTTAATCCAAATGATAAAATGTTTCATCCAGATGCATATGCTTTCTGTACACCTCATCACTTAAAGACATTTAATAACACCATTTCTTATAAACAAGTGATTGAGTTTCCAATAGAGGATTTGAAGAATAAAAAATGTATATGGGATGAAGCTATGATGGATCTAGATTTTGATTTCTCAAAAGAACATGTTGTAAATGTTGGACTATGGACTTCAGGAAAGAATCAAAAAGAAGCTGTTGAACTAGCAAGACAAATGCCTGATGTACAGTTTCATTTTATAGGAAACATGGCTCCTAACTTTAGAGACTATTGGCATCCAATAATATTAGATCTTCCAGATAATTGTAAAATATGGGGAGAACGTGATGATGTTTATAAATTCTTAATGGCCTCAGATGTATTTATGTTTAATAGCACTTGGGAATGTAATCCTTTAGTTATTAGAGAAGCTATTGGTCATGAGTGTAAAATATTAGCTAGAGATTTGCCACAATATTGTGGAATGTTTGATGGATACATTACACCAATAGGTGATAATTTAAAAGAACAATTAGAAGAAGCATTAGAACAGCCTGTTACATACACTATTCCTACTAATCAGTTTATTAATTTTAGAGACAATCACATTGCTTTATATAAACAAGTGGTTAGTAGTGCTACCCAGATGAGCAATGTAAGTATCAATCAACATTTTGTCAACAATCCATTTCTTGAAATAAAAGGAATTTCTGATAGTGTATTTAAAGTATGTTTTTATGATGAACATGATGTTCTACAATACCATAACACTATAAAAGCTAATCATTGGGTGAAGCTCAATAGACAATGGTATACTAAATGGTCAACTAAAGTGTGGGAGAACGATGATGTGATATATAATAATGTATTAAGTCTAGAAAACAAAAGAGTTTATATTGCTTTTGATAGCTCTTCTCTTGGAGATACTATAGCCTGGATACCTTATTGTTTAGAGTTTAAGAATAAACATAATTGCGATGTTATTGTAAGTACATTCCATAACTATTTGTTTGAGAATGTATATCCAGAACTTGAGTTTATAAAGCCAGGAACACCTGTTAGTAACATCTATGCTCAATATAATTTAGGTTGGCATTATGATATTAATAAGGAACCAGCTTTACCAAATACTATAAAGCTCCAACAAGCTGCAACTAATATATTAGGTCTTGATTTTGAGGAGATTAAACCTAGGATTGCATTCACTTCTGGTAACAAATTTGATAGTAAATATGTTACAATAGCAACTAACTCCACAGCTGGGTGTAAGTTCTGGACCAAAGAAGGATGGCAAGAAGTGATTAATCATCTAGTTAAAGAAGGATATAAAGTGATTAATGTGTCTAAAGAAAAGAATCCTTTTGATAACTGTACACAACTAGAAGACTATTCTATGAATAACACTATAAACACCATATATTATAGTCAGTTTTTCATAGGACTCAGCTCAGGCCTCAGCTGGTTAGCGTGGGCTCTTGGTAAACAAGTGGTGATGATTGCTAACTTCAGTGAAAAAGATCATGAGTTTAGTTGTATCAGGATAACAAATGATACATTGTGTCATGGATGTTGGAACAATCCTCATTATAAATTTGATCGTGGGGACTGGGACTGGTGCCCCAAACACAAAAATACCCCTAGACATTTTGAATGCCATAGAGGTATATCTGCTAATGATGTAATTGTTAAACTTCCTCTGTAGGAGTGATGATATCAGATTCTATTAACTTAAGGAATACAACATAACGTCCTTCAGAATTAATATCTTTGATGTCTTCTAATGTAATAACAGAATGTTCAATTTCTTTCTGTTCAGATAGTAATGTTTCATACTCTTGAGCAAACTGTACAAATTTAGGATTGATTATAGTTTTGGCTTCATCTAAGTGTTGTACAACAATAATGCCACCATTATCTGTTTCTTCACCATACTTCTTGATGAGTTCGTCACGTAATCCTTCTAATATCTTCTTATCTGCTGCAAATGAATTTACTAGTTTAGATAAATGATATTTAATTACTAGGTTAATTTTTTCTCCTAGTAAACCTTTAAGCACAACTTCTCCAGTTTGCTGATTAGTTAAACCACTAATCTCTGATTCTAGAGCAATAACTTCTCCAAGTGTTAATTTAGTTTTCTTCATTTTAAGTTGATTTATTGACAAATGTAATAATAATTTATTTAATTACAACATTTTCTGTTGTTGTAGATGTGGTAGTAGTAGGCTCTAACGTAGTTGTTGTACTTGTTGTAGGAGGAACGTAATCACCTGTAATAGTTAAATTAAGTTGTTCTGCTACCCAATCCCAAGCATATTCATCTATTGTCCATTCAGCATAAGCCTCACCTGACATATTTAAATTGCCTTGCGATAGCTGATTAGCTATATTACCATCAACTGTGCTAAACAATCCCCACCAAAAGGTAGCTGAATTATTAAGAGTTACATTAATAGCATAAGTATTTAATACTGATGCTTCTTGTACTGTTCCATTATCCCATATAGAAATGGGTGTTATTGTTTTCATTTTTTGTTTATTAAATGTTTATTAAAAAAACTTATTTTATTTTTAATAACTTAGTCTGGAATAATTGTAAGTTTCAACTCACCTGCTGCCCAATTGTATGCCCATTCATTGGCATCTGTAGCCGCATCCCAATCTAAATAATCCTGTCCTGAAATGCTCAATGACCCTGTAACCAATGTATTATACATAGGTGCTATTGGAGGAATTGGAGGGGTTGGTGGAGTTGGAATAAGTTGATTTAATTGATAATTAAAATTTGCACTTGTAGATAAATTGTCGTATGAAGACGTTAATACAAATACTGTTGCTTCTTTTTCTTCGCCATTTTGCCAAGAAGAAATTGGTTCGATTGTTTTTGCCATTTTATTTTTAATTAGATAAGTTATTTATTGATTGTTTTAATTCTTCTATTTGAACTTGTTGTTCTTTAATACCATTAATCAATACAGGTATTAATTCTAAATAAGTCATTGCTAACATATCTTTACCTTTCATAGTATGTACAGCTTCAGGTATAATACTTTGAACTTCTTGGGCACTTAAACCTAAATGATTATCTGTATCACCATGTCTTATATCTCCTATTGGTAAATCATAGTTATATTTAATTGGGTTAATCTGTAATATTTCATTTAATCCGTATGTAACAGGTGTTATATTCTTTTTATATCGAATATCGGAAACACTACCAACAGTAGCATACAATCCATACATATACATAATAGCACTTCCACCATTTCTATCTAATAATAAATTCCATCCACCATAATCAGCATATACGTTCCAACTATTAGACCCCATATATAATGTACAAGCGGTTGCAGTTTGTAATTGGGTTAAGAAGTTTCCATTCCCATAAAAATTAACAGCATTTAATACTGATGTACCATTTGCATCTAAATAATAACTTGCATCGTCTGAATCATAGAACCTACTAGCGTACATTGAACCTGCAACCGTAAGATTACCACTCATGTCAAGTTGTAATCTATTAGCTCCTGCTGACCATCCACCTATTCTAAATACGTTATCAGAATCCAATCCCATATTTACAGCATAATATCCTCCTCTATGGAAAGACATTATAGCACCACTTCCATTATTTGAATACGCTTGTAAAGGAGGTGAGTCTGATGATGTATTTCTATTTGATACAAAATAATTTGTTCCTGTCCAATTATAAGCACCACCTACTGCACTTGATATGCTATTAACATTACCTGCGGTATAGCTACTAACATTACCACTATGTAATATTTGATACCATGTACTATTCCAAGAACTGTTTATACCATTTCTTAATGCTAAACCTGGCAACCCTGATGCGTTTACTCCACTCCAATTACAGAAAGCTAATTGATATGAAGAGTCTCCTGTACTTGCAGATGTACCATCCCAAGGAGCATATGTCATCACACCTGCATAGTTACCTGTTGCTCCTGTTATAAATGTTGCTGATGCAAAATTATAACTTAAAGCCCTCGCTGTTGTATTTGGTAATGGAGCTGTATTAGGATTTCTTCCTCCATCAGGAGAAGATACAAAAGTAGTATAAGTAGCAGTACCTGCATTACCACCAATATTTAATGAAGCTGCTGTTCCTGTTAGTCCTGTTCCTGCTCCGCTAAATGTAGGAGCTGTTACTGTACCACTAAAACTTGAATTTCCATTTTGATAAAAAATAAATTGTGGTGAGGCAGTTGCCCCAAAATGAAACCCAATGTAATCAGTTCCGCCTTGATAATAACCTAATCCGTAAGGAGTTGCATTACCAAATGACCAAATTCTATTATATCCTGCTGAAAATGTTGAACTTACAAACCCACCACTAGCACCACCTCCTGCAGCAATATATCCATTAGCTGTTATAACTCCTGTATTTGAAATTGAAGCAACATTTGTTCCTGCAAAATTTGTACCTCCTACACTAGCGTATCTAAAAATCCAACCTCTCGTAACAGTATCCATTACAAAATATGTGGCATAATCACCTGCAGTAATTGCTCCATGAACACCCCACCCTGTACTTGTTGAATTTTTAAATCCAATATATGATGTAGTAGTATCACCTGCCCCCCATAAAGTTATACCTCCACCTGCACTTGCAGCATTGTTTGCCGTATTTACATGTAAGCTATAACCTAAATTTGCTTCTGACCCGCTAAATATTGATGCATTTAAAGTACCTGTACTTGATTGAATAGTAATTGCAGCACAAGAGTATGCTATAGTTCCTATACCATTTGTATAAGCAGATCCCCAAAGGACTTGATAAGCTGCTACATCAGTTCTATTAGGCAAGTAAGTGACAGAACCTGCATTACCTGTTGTTGTTGTAGCAGTAGTAGCTGTAGTAGCACTATCAGCTAGTCTAGCAGAGTCTACTCTAACACCATAAGTATTAGCTCCATTCCATCCCATTAATGTAGGTAATAATGCACTCCAAGCTATTTGTGAATTTGTATTATTTACTGAAGTTCCACTTGGAGAAGTACTATTTGATGCATCAAATATAACGTGAGAATTACTATAGTTTTTCCATGCTAATAAACCTACAACATTACCTAACACTCCTGTACCAGACCAGTTTGATTGACCTGAAGAAAGTGCAGTTGCTGTAGCTGCATTTCCTGATGTACTATTTGTTATAGCTCCGACTGCATTTACATTAGCTGCTGTTAAGGAAAGTGTACCACCTAATGTAATAGTACCTGATGTTGTTATTGTACCACCTGTAAGTGTAAGTCCACTCACTGTACCTGCCGTAGCTACTGATGTAACAGTACCTGTATTACTAGTTTTATTATTGAATGTTGTCCAATCTGCTGCACTTAAAGCACCTCTATTGGTAGCACTTGCAGTAGGCACGTTTAACGTAATTACAGGAGTTGTAGTGCTGTTTGCTACTGTACTTGATAAGTCAGTACCTGTTGTGCCTAAAGTAATAGCAGCAACACTTGTAACTGTTCCTACACCTGCTCCACCTACTAAAGCTAATGTACCTGTAGCACTTGGTAAAGTATAAGAGTAAGTACCGTTAGACAAAGTAGATCCAAAGGTAGCTACTCCTGTAAACTTACTTGTTGTACCCACCTCAAGTTTAAATGAACCACTAGGAGTTACACCTACACCAATGTTTAATGATGCATCAGAAGTGATGGCAGGAGATAATCTTCCTAAATTATTTGGTAAGCCCATGTTATTTGATTAATGCTTTTAATTCTTCTATTTGTGATTGTTGTTCTTGTATTGCTTTTACTAATACAGGTACTAAGTTTGAATAATTCATTGCGTAATATTCCTCTTCATTATCAATATCAGCTTGAACAGATTCTGGTATTATTGGCAAAACATCTTGAGCTATAAAACCTAAGTTTACTATTTTACGTTCATCTATTTTAAAATTAAACTTTTTAGGTATCAATTGTAATACCTCATTTAATCCATAATTGCATATTTCAATATTTTCCTTTCTTCTTTCATCTGAATTTGTCCAAGTACCACCAGTTGTTTGATAACCTACTTTTGTATAAGAAGAACCCCCATAATAAAATGTTGCATACTGATATGAAGCGTCAATTTGAGTAACCCATGCTCTATTATTTGATTGGTCATAAATTTGGACAAAAGGTGCAGATTGAGCAGTGTTAGATGAACTACCTCCTTGTATATTTATGCCTGGAGCATTTGAATTTGTATTAATTTCAGTTTTGTATTGGTTTGATGTTCCAGCCGTCACACTACTAGAGAACGTAGCTTCTCCTGTGGATGCTAATTGAAAAATATTAGCAAATCCTCCGCTATATGCTGGTCCTGCAAAAAAAACTAAATTACCACTTGCTGTACCTCTATCTGATATCGCCCACCTAATGTTGCCTTCTGTATATCCATTACCATAACCCAAAAATATCTCTGACACTTCAGCAGTTGCTGAACTATTTATAAACAATTCACCTCTATTAGCTGTCCTAATTCCTAAACCTAATCTTGAATTTTGAACCGCTAACGCCCCACTAAACCTCCCCGTACCATTAACATCTAGCTTGTAACCTGCGTCTGTTGTTGTTCCTATTAATACGTTACCACCTGATGTGATGGTCATAGCGGAAATATTTGTACCACCACCATCCACAACTCTTAATTGCATAGCAGTAGCTAAACTGCTATTATATTGATTACCAAAATAAACTCCTGCGTTACCACCTGTTGAATTTAATCCATAAGTAATTGAATTAGTATATGAAAAATTAGGAGATGTTCCAAAACTTCCTGCAGGTAAATAAAATCCTCCATTCGCAGTAACAGTTGAACTAAACGTAGCTGCTCCTGTGGATGTAACACTAAATTTAGATGAAGTTGTACCACCCCACCAAGTAAACAAAGGAGTACCTCCTGTATTATAATTAAAATCTATTGTACCACCCGCATCACCTCCTATTTTTGCACCTAATAAAGTTAATAAGCCACCTCCATTAATTGTTAAACTACCTGTAAGCGTACCTCCTGTCAATGGTAAGTAACCACTCAAAGCAGATGTCAAAGCTAAAGTACCTGTAGCTGATGGTAGCGTATAGGTGTACGTTCCGTTTGATATTGTTGTACCATTTACAACTAAATTACCACCCAACCAAGTTTGTGTAGTTGCAGCATTTCCTATCCATGTTTTATTACTATCGGTTGCTGAAGTGCCTACTGAATTATAACCTATGAATATATTATTTGAGCCTGTTGTATTAGCGTTTGTACCTAATGAACCAAATCCTGCCTGATAACCTAATGCAACATTTAATGAGCCTGTTGTATTAGAATATAATGCGTTTGTTCCTAATGCAGTATTAAATGAAATTCCTCCACCACCACGACCAACAGTCATAGTAGTATTTACTGAAATATCTGAGCTGAATGTTTTTGCTCCTGCAAAAGTTTGCGTTCCTGTTGTGATTACACCTCCAAAACTTGCATCAGCAGGTTGTAGATTTAAAAGACTTCCAACAAGACTCGCTGCATTTGCGTTTGGTGTTATGCCTATTGCAGTTAATGATATAGATAACCCTGAAGTACCAGAGGTACCTGTAGTACCAGAAGTTCCACTTGTACCTGTTGTACCACTTGTGCCTGTTGTACCACTTGTACCTGTTGTACCACTTGTACCTGTTGTACCACTGGTACCAGATGTACCAGAAGTTCCATCAATTCCTGTAGTACCACTTGTACCTGTGGTTCCACTTGTACCACTAGTTCCTGTTGTACCACTTGTACCTGTGGTTCCTGATGTTCCATCAATTCCTGATGTACCACTTGTTCCTGTAGTTCCACTGGTACCAGATGTACCTGTAGTGCCACTAGTTCCTGTTACACCTGTTACATATGCCACTACATCCACTATATCACCCAATAAACAAGGAGTGGCTAATGTTATACTTGTACCATTGGTTGCTGTAAATTCTGAAGGAGCAAGTTTAGAACCATTATAATAAACATCTACTTGTCCTACATTATATGTTACAGTGAATACTGTTTGTCCTGCTGTTGCTGTAAATGTGGTTTCATTTCTTGCATTAGGATCAGGAGTGAGTCCACTAGTTCCACTAGTTCCACTTGTACCAGAAGTTCCTGCAGACCCACTTGTTCCAGATGTACCATCTATTCCACTTGTTCCACTAGTTCCTGTAGTACCAGATGTGCCTCCAGTTCCTGTTGTACCACTAGAACCTGCTGAACCACTAGATCCACTTGTGCCAGAACTACCAATCACCCCTGGAACCCCTGATAAATTAATTGTCCAAGAACAACAAGTTCCTGTTCCTTCATAAGAAAGAGGTGTGAAAACTAATGCTCCAGTACCAATATTGTAAGAAACTACTTGTCCAGATATATAATTACAATTAGAACAATACAGAGTGATAAAATCACCAGTGATATAAGACAACCCTGAAGTTACAGTTATTGAAATATTACAATATGGGGAAGGTATGCAACTCATTTTATAATTTTATTTAAAAATAATTTTTTTATAGATCTATATCAGATTTAGCAATCAAGCGTAGTGTCTGAACCAATCACTCCTGTTCCAGGATTTAAGTTATAAATATCTGGAGGGCCTGATGATCTAACCACATAATCATATCCTGTTACACTGATGGCAAGACCACTATCATAGTATATAGTATCACCAGTGGTTAACAATACACTACTAGAATAAACTGTTACAATTACAGCTGAACAAATTGTTGCTGTAGAATTATCTAATCTTACTGAATAAGAATACACTCCTGGAGGAAGAGTTGTTGTTGTAGTAGTTGTTGTTGGAGGAATGGTAGTTGTTGTTGTAGTGGTTGTACACTCAGCTAAAGGAAATGAAATACAATCATTGGATGTTCCTTCATAAACAACACTTTCACCTGATGTACCACTTGTTCCACTAGTACCAGTCGTTCCACTAGTTCCTGTGGTGCCACTTGTTCCAGAAGATCCTGTAGTTCCAGATGTTCCACTTGTTCCAGAAGATCCTGTGGTGCCAGAGGTACCTGATGTACCATCTATTCCAGAAGATCCACTTGTTCCTGTAGTGCCAGAGGTACCTGATGTACCTGATGTACCTGTAGTACCAGATGTTCCAGTGGTACCAGATGTACCATTTGTACCATCTCCACCAGAAGCACCATCAAGATTTACATACCATATAGGGAAACTTCCTGATCCAACAGTTCTTGTAGGAGCACCAAATATTAATATTCCTGTTAAAGGATCATAAGATATCACTTCACATTCTTGGAAGTTATTAGCATCTCCTGCTATAATTATAGATTGTGCTACTGAGTAAGACAAATCTAAATCCACTGTTAATGTTCCTGCGTTACCTAAAACAAAACTTGTTACAGAAGTGGTAGCATATCTATCTCCTTGTATTCCTGAGCTTCCTGATGTACCAGATGTAGCAGACGATCCACTTGTTCCAGTGGTGCCTGATGTAGCAGATGTACCACTTGTACCTGATGTAGCAGAAGAACCACTAGAACCTGATGTTCCACTAGTACCAGAGGTAGCAGAGGTTCCAGAGGTGCCTGTTGTACCACTTGTTCCTGTAGTACCACTTGTTCCACTAGTTCCATCTATACCACTTGTACCAGAGGTTCCACTAGTACCTGTAGTGCCACTAGTTCCTGTTGTACCACTAGTTCCTGTGGTTCCACTTGTACCACTAGTACCACTAGTTCCACTTGTACCACTAGTACCACTAGTACCACTAGTGCCTGTTGTTCCAGAAGTACCTGTAGTTCCACTAGTTCCACTACTACCACTAGTTCCTGTAGTTCCACTTGTTCCACTTGTTCCTGTAGTTCCTGAAGTTCCTGTAGTACCAGAAGTTCCTGTTGTTCCTGAAGTTCCACTAGTTCCTGTTGTACCTGAAGTACCTGTTGTGCCACTTGTACCTGTTGTACCTGAAGTTCCTGTTGTACCACTTGTACCAGATGTACCTGATGTTCCACTTGTACCTGATGTGCCACTCGTTCCTGTAGTTCCACTAGTGCCACTAGTACCTGTGGTACCACTAGTACCTGTGGTTCCACTAGTACCTGTAGTTCCTGAACTACCAGACGTACCTGAAGTACCAGAAGTTCCACTAGTACCAACAGCAATATCTCCAATAGCAGCATCAATTTTTTGAAGTGCTAATTGAAGATCATCATTGGTATTAATTCCTGTATATATTAAATTAGCTCCTTCGTAATGTACACAAAGAGCATTTAATATTACAGGACAAGGAGTTGCTTGACAAAGAATACTCATATTTTATATATTATAAAATAGTATAGGTGAAGTTGAAATAAAAGGTGGTGGGAGAAGTTATTGTATTTATACCTTTTAATATTGCTTGGTTATTAACCACATCTGCTTCAATATATCCAAAGTTTGTTATTCCTGGAAGTCCAAGATATGATATAGCAGTTCCACTAACATCTGTTAATGCTACAAGATTAGAAGATATTGGTAGAGCTACAATTAATTCAAAAACACCAAATGCTGTTATTGAAAGTTCTAATGATCCTTGAACACTCACTTGACCTTCTGTTCTCATATAATGAGAATTAAATCCTATTGCAGAATCTATATTTAATACACCCACCACTACAGGAACGTATGTACCTGAACTTGTGTTAACAGGAGTGGACGCACCAAGTGCCACCCAATCATTAGCACCAGTTCCTATAGATTCAGCAAAATATAATGTAGGAGCAGATGTATCTAGATACAACTGTCCTAAGTAAATAGCACTATTTACAGGAGGAACTGTTCCTGTAATAGGAACTAAATTATCATTAATCTTTATAATTGCTGTCTCAACAGAATCTAATGGAGTTATGTCTGTGTTGGTTAAATAATCTCCATTATATAAAACACACAATGCGTTTTCAAAGGTGGAGCATGTTGGGCATATAGAAGCTGTACGCATAATATTTTATTTGAATTTATTTAATTTTTTAATAATATAACTAGCAATCAATTCCTGTATCAGAAGTTAATTCTCCTGTTCCTGGGTTCATATAGTAAATATCTGGTGAACCTGATGCACGTACTACATAATCAAAGCCTGTCACTGGATTTGTAAGAGCAGTATCATAAAATATAAAGTCACCACTAGTTAACAATATACTGCTTGAGTAAACTGTATAACTAGGGTCTGTACATATAGTTCCTAAGTTATTACTAGGTCTTACTACATAAGTATAATATACTGGAGGAGGAGGAGTGGTAGTAGTTGTAGTTGTTGGAGGAACGATAGTGGTGGTGGTAGTTGTTGTCGAACCACAACATTGTGTACTAAGATTAAATGATGAATTTGAAGCAAAAATTTTAGTTATTTCTAATGGAGAATCGTAATAATATAAATAAGGGTCAGGTGTAGGTATTGCAAATGAATACACACAAATAACATCGTTATATATTCCAGAACTTGGGAATGTATATGTTGCTGTTACTGCACCTGCTCCAGCACAAGTAAAATAATCAGCATAAACAGTTAAGTTATATGATGCTCCAATATCTAAAGAAGATATTGTGAATCCATAGTATTCACAATTACAAGAAGCCGCAACTAAGTCTGATTTAACCACTAATTGATTACTAGCCTTTGCTGCATAAGGAGCATACCCAGTATCTATATTAACATAATATGCAGCTTCTGCTTTTGTTATTTGTTTTAAACCTGCAGGTATAGTATTTATTAAAGTAAATACAGAAGTGTTTACAGCATCCTGTAAATTATTAAGTGATACGCATTGATTAGATGCTATTCCTGCCCAACTCATATTAGTTTAACTTAGCTTTTAATTCCCTTATCTCTTGCTGTAATTGAGCAATCAATATAGTGTGTACATCTAAATATTTAACTGAGGTTACATCCCTGTCTGTTAGTTCAGGCATTAATGAATGTATCTGCTCTGCAGAATAACCATATCTTACATCTTTATTTTTATCTGTTTTACGTATATATTGTATAACATCTAAATTAAGATTAGTTGATGGATTTGTTTTAAGTATATTTTTTCCTGCAACGCTTGAACTTTCAAAGAATGCTGAGGCAGTTACACTGCTACTAAATGAAGCAGATGTTCCTCCTAGAGCACCAGTTAATGTTCCACCACTTAATGGTAAATATCCACTAAGAGCAGCTGATGTTATAAATCCTGCAGGATTTGAAGAATCATATGGAGTGTATCCAAGAGCACTTGTAACTTGTCCAGATGTAAGTGTTAAAGTTCCTCCTAACGTTAATGATCCAGATGTACTTACTGAACCTGAAAGTGTAATTCCACTAACAGTGCCTGTTCCAGATACAGATGTAACTGTACCAACATTCCAAGTTCTATCTGCAGAAAGTGTTTGAGCATTTCCATTTATTGTAAGAGTTCTTGATGTAGGTACACCACCTAGTCCTGTTAATGTGTAATTAGGAACATTTAATACATTACTTAATAATGTAGCAGCTCCACTATTTCCAGTGGTAGTTAAACTTCCTAATAGCCCACTTGTACCTGATGTACCTGAAGTACCAACAGCTCCTGAAACTCCTGATGTACCACTTGTACCTGATGTACCAGTGGCTCCTGGTGTACCAGTGGCTCCACTTGTACCTGATGTACCACTTGTTCCTGTATTACCATTAACTCCACTAGTTCCACTAGTTCCAGATGTTCCTCTTGTACCTGAAGTACCACTAGTGCCTGTGGTACCACTAGTACCTGTGGTTCCACTCGTACCTGTTGTACCAGAAGTTCCATTAATACCAGAGGTGCCATTAATACCAGATGTACCACTTGTTCCATCTCCTCCAGAAGCACCTGCTAAGTTTACTATCCAAGCTGACTGTGTACCAGATCCCACTGTAGTAGAAGGAGCACCAAATTGTAAAGATCCAGTTCCAGGATTGTAAGCAATAACACTAGATTCTTGATAATTACTTATATTATAAGCAATAATTATAGTTTGTGCAACACTATATGCTAATCCTAAATCAACTGTAATTGTTCCAGCATTTCCTAAAGTGAATGATGTAACTGATGTTGTATAATATTTATCTCCTGATTCACCTGAAGTACCTGTAGTTCCACTACTACCTGATGTACCACTAGTACCTGTAGAGCCACTTGTACCACTAGTGCCACTTGTTCCTGTTGTACCAGAAGATCCACTAGAACCACTTGTACCACTTGTTCCACTACTACCTGATGTTCCTGTTGTACCACTTGTTCCACTACTTCCACTGGTTCCTGATGTACCATTAACTCCTGATGTACCATTGATTCCTGATGTACCATTGATTCCAGAAGTACCAGAAGTACCTGAAGTGCCAGACGTACCAGCAGTTCCATTATATGAATCAAATGTATTATTAATTTTTATTAAGGCTTCCTCAAGGGAATCCATAGGATCAACATCTATATTAGATAAGTATTCTCCATTATATAAT